AAGCCGCGTTACTTTTTGTGGAAATTGATACGACTGGCGCAGATGGTACAGCTGGGCTAATAAGCCTAACTTGGGGCGCAAATATATTCACTCTAAGCTAAAAAATGGCTATCGAGACAAAACTACCAGATGGGTTATTATTATCTACTAACCTAACTGGTGGTCTATCTGCAATTGACACAGATGACACCACTTGGCTTGTCGCTACCAGTAACAATGCTAATTCAGTAGTCGCGGTATCTTTTCCTACACCAACCGGTGATCCAGACACTGGATCAGATGTACAAGGATGTACATTAAAGTACCGTGTCACCGCTAATGCAACATCTATTACATTTAATGCTTATTTAAGAGAGTCAGGAACTCGACTAAATGGCGGTGCTGTTATCGATACTTGGACCTCTGCTAGCACTACAGAAGTTACAAGAGAAGTTACGTGGGATGCAACATTACTTGGTACAGCAGACGGTAGTCTTGTAGAGCTGGAGGTAGTAGCTGTTAAATCCGGCGGTTCTCCGACTAATAGAACAACAGGGGAATTCCAATTCATAGATTGGGACGTTGTTTACACGGTAGGTGATACTGACGTCGAAGTAACATCCACTGCTGCATCATTATCACTAACCAAAACTAATGCATCTGTAGTTGTAGAAAATGATGTAGAAGTGACAGCAAACACCTCATCATTGACCATCACTGCAACTAACGCTGATGTTTCCTCTGAAAACAATACAACAGCAACAAATGCTACATTAAATCTAGCAGAAACCAACGCATCAATATTAATTGAAATTGATACAACAGTAACGGCAACAACTGATTCATTAACATTAACATCTACAAGCGCAATCGTTTTTGTAGAAAAAGATGTATTAGTAACAGCCACAACAGCTAGTCTCTCTTTGTCTCCCACAAATACGACAGTTGCAACAGATATCGATATCGAAGTAACTGCTAGTAATGACACACTTTCTATAACAAAAACCAACACTACAGTTTCAATAGATCTGGATACTACTGTAACTGCCAGTAACTCAATAATTACATTAACGAAAACTAATGCAATAGTATCTTATGAAGAAGATATAGAGATAACAGCAACAGCGGCGACGTTATCAATAAGCGGGACTAACCCAACTATAATTATTGAAAAAGATATTGAAGTTGTTGCAACTGCTGAAACATTAAATTTAACAACATCTAATACCATCGTCGATACAAGTATTAATGTTACATCGACGAATTTATCATTGAATATTACTGCATCAGATACCTCGATAATAATCGATCGGGATATTGAAATAGTTGCAAATTCTCAAAGCATTAATTTAACAAAAACTAACACATCTATAGTTATTGCCACTTCACTTATAAGGACTTTCGCAGTATTCGCATCAATACAAGAGCGTGGACTAGGCGTGAAGTCATCAATTAACGATAATGGTTTAGGGATTAAAGGCTACATATATCCCAGTCACGCTACATTTGGAGCTGTACAAGAGACAGGACAAGGCGTAACTGGTACAATAGATGAAACTGGACAAGGGGTTTAGCTATGCCATTAACAGCAACTGAAATTGGGAAAATGTTTAGGTACGCAACTGGATTTGATATGTCCGGTTCCACTTCATTAAGTTTAACATTTACGCATAGTGATGGAACAACATTTACAATCACTAATCCCACAGTAACAGCTCCAGCAACCCCAGTAACCGACCCTGATCTTGGCTCATTAAACGCCGGTGAATACATGGAATATGTTACCACTGGTGCTGACTTCACTAAAAGTGGCAACTGGACAGTCCGTGGAACATATCAAGACGGAACGCCCAAAAAGTTTATCGGTGGCAAAGCAACATTTACGGTATACAGCTAATGAAAATACCTCACTATGCTAAAACTTATCTTGTACATGGTTTTAATGTTAAAGACGATGGTGAAGATACTATCGCGCGACTAATGCCATACCTTCAATGTAATATTAACCACATGTGCTTCAAGTTTCTTTATGGCTGGCTTGGTCTTGTCGGTGTTCTGATTAAGAATAAAAATATTGCCAAGAATTTAGCAGCTCAAGTTTCTGCTGACGGGTCGATTCATATAACCGCCGTCGGTCATAGTAATGGGTGCGCTATAATTATTGAATCTGCTCGGCAGGGAGCAATATATGATACAGTCGTGCTAATTAATCCAGCTCTGAAAACGAAGACGGTGTTCCCGCCGAGTATTAAAGAAATTTGGGTAATTCATACTAAATATGATAAAGCTACAAAAGCAGCGAGATTCTTTAACAGAATACCATTTATAGGTTGGTTCGTACCCAACGCATGGGGCGCAATGGGTACGCAGGGATATTGCGGAGAAGACGATGTTAGAGTTATTAATATAGATGGATCAAAAGACCTTAAAAGCCACAGCGACATCTTTGAATACAATAATTTAAAGAAGTACGGCCCTGCTATTAAACGCTACTTGCTAGTATAAACAATTCATCTTATTTTATGGACTATATAAATTATGAATTATCAAAAAAGACGAAGAAACCCAACCGAACCATATAGAAGAATAACCACACCAAAACCCCGAATTAGAGGTGATGCGGCAAATAAGAAACCAATAGAGAGTAATAAAAATGGCTTATAAATCGAAACCTAAAAGAAAGTTAAACCCAGACCAAAACCAAAATCCTAGAGGGGATTAATTATGGCTAAAGAAAAGGCCAACACAAAACGTGAAAGAAAACTCACAGCAAAACAAGAAGCATACAAGAATGCAAGAATAGCTGGTATGAATCTAACAGATGCTTATATACACGCTTATAGCACAAAATCTATGAGCAGAAAATGTATTTACATAGAGGCTTACAAACTAGAGCAACACCCTCAAGTTTCCCTATACATCGCCGCTGGTAGCAAAGTTGCTGAAACTTCAGCTATTATGACACGCTCTGAAGCGCTAGAAAGATTATCAACAACAGCCCGCGTAACAATTACTGATGTGTGTGATTTTAAGCTTGCTCAGGTCGGAGAGGACGAAGAAGGAAATCCAGTCTATCAAACAGTCTGGACCATTAAAAACAGCGAGGATATACCGCCAGAAGTAGCAGTATCAATTAAATCAGTATCCATTACTAAGTCTGGACCTAAACTCGAACTACACGATCAGAACGCAGCAATCAAGCAACTCACCGACATGCAGGGCTGGAACTCGCCTAAGAAATTTGAGTTAGAGGCTGATGGTGTAATTTTTAATATGAACTTTGGTAGTAAAGACGAATAATAACTGCATAATTGGTGAATAAATGAATAAAAGTATCGAAATATCCACGGTTATATATCTAAAAGTGAATAAAACCTACATAAATGACAACAATTAACTACATAGCATCACCAACCGCCGCAAGGTTTCACGCCTCTAACAAAATCGTTAGGGGCTTTCTTGGTCCGGTCGGAAATGGTAAGAGCGTTTGCTGCATCAATGAATTACACCGCCTAGCTGTATTGCAAGAGCCTAATCGTGATGGCATACGAAAAACCAAATGGGCGATTGTTCGTAACACCTACGACATGCTAGAAACAACAACGCTAGCTACATTCAAGCAATGGATTCCACACGAGATATGTTCTATCACTCTCAAGCCTATGCGCGGCGAAATGAGATATCCATCTCAAGATGGTACACAAGTCGAAGCGATATTCTTATTCCTGGCATTAGACAGGCCGGATGATGTCAGAAAAATGCTATCACTTGAACTAACCGGCGTATTTATGAACGAGAGCAAAGAACTGCCCTATGCCGTAGTCAAAGCAGCAAGGGAACGTATTGGCCGCTATCCCTCTCAAATTGACGGTTACACTGATGTTTATAATGACCAAGGTGTATTAACTTACGATGCACCCAAAGAACTAGATAGCAATGGTGACGTTGTATTAAATATCGATGGCACACCAAAATATAAACCTTGTACACGCAAAGCTTTAATCATGGACACTAACCCACCAGAAGATGATCACTGGTGGTATCAACTAGCAGAGGATGGTTGCTTAAGAACAAATAAGACAGCTGAAGCTAAGAAAGCTGTTGCGCAAATATTTGATTTCTTCCGTGGTGTTGCTCCATTTACAAGAAGTGGTGACAAATACATAAACAATCCAAAGGCGGAAAATATCAAATTCCTTCCTGGAGGTTTTAAGTATTATCGCGACATGTTAGCCGGTAACAGTGAAGACCATATCAATGTCATGGTGATGGGTAACTACGGCACTATAAAAGATGGTAAGCCTGTCTATCCTCAATATAATGACCGTATTCATTGCCCTGAGAAACCATTAGGCATTATCGAAGATTTACCCATAGGATTAGGCTGGGACGGTGGATTAACTCCTTCGTGTGTTATAGGGCAACAAACAGAGCGCGGACAATTGAGAGTTATCTCCGAGCTAGTATCGGAGGATATGGGAGTAAGACAATTCGCTAGAGATATCGTTAAACCATTTCTTCAACGTAACTTCTACGGCATTGAGGTAGCGTTTAGTTATATCGATCCAGCTGGTAAAGGGCGAGGTGAGGCCGAGGCTAAATCAGCTATGGGTATATTAAACGATGACTACGTTGATTATGATGTCAACGGCGACATAATCGGTAATGAAGACGGCGACCTTATTCAACCTCTAAACATGGGATTCGAAACTGAACCAGCTCCAACCAACGACCCAACAAAACGTATTGATGCAGTAAATTCATACATAATTAAACTAGTTGACGGCGAACCAGGGTATCTAGTCAGTAAAAAATGCCCTATGATTCGCAAAGGTAAAATTGGCGGCTATCAATACAAACGTGTCCAAGTCTCCGGTGATGAAAGATACAAAGACAAGCCAGATAAGAACAAATTCAGCCACCCAGCTGATGCAGAGCAATACATGGCTTTAGGTTTCGCTGGCGGCTATGTGGTACAATCCGATGATGATTACGATGACTACGATGACTTTGAAGAAGTTGGAGTAATGGGCTACTGATATGAATAAAATATATTTAATAGTAGAAAACACCGAAGGTCCAAGTGGTCAAGGTGGTGAAAGTTCTCAGCACATATCTTTAATGCATGATGGGGATTGTTTTTCTCGCGGGAATCCTTATCATGCATTTAAATCTTTCGAGGCAGCTGAGAGTTTTAGAAAAACACTGGATGAGTATAATTATCACCACATAATAGAATTAGCTATTTACAAACCTGTGGACTATTCATGGTCGTATAAATTTAGAATTGATGAGAGATGGTAATAATGGCTAACCAAGAAATACAGATTATCGAAGAAGGAACCGAAAGTGATTTAGAAGGTGTAGCACTACTAGCAAGTTTTTTTAGCGTTGATGTGAAGCGCACTCAAGACGGCGAAAGAGTTACATTCATTCCGAAGCCTAATATTGCCGATATGTTCGATAATGACACATTAGCAAAGGTTGGATCAAACGTAATCAACGGTTATCAAGCTGATTTAGATTCAATGGATGAATGGTCTAGTTTTGTCGAGACTGGTTTAAAGCTAGTCAAGCAAGAGAAAGAGGCCAAATCTACACCATGGGAAGGTGCAAGCAATTTCAAATCTCCTACACTCATGGGAGCAGCTCTCAAATTTAGTGACCGAGCATCAACTGAACTGCTACGCCAAGAAGACATCGTAAAAACCTCTGTGATCGGTAAAGACTCTGATGACCAGAAAGCTGACCAAGCCGAACGTGTTGCTGAATATATGAACTATCAGGTTAACATCGATATGCCGGAGTGGCGTGATGAGCATGAAAAGCTTCTATATCAACTCCCCTACGATGGCACAGTATTTAAAAAGACATTCTTTGACTCTCGCTTAGGCCGTCCCGTATCCAATGTTATTACTTATCCTAATTTTGTGGTTAACAATGACTCCGACAGCATTAGTCGTCTCAGACGTTTCTCGGAACCTTTCGAATTATCTAAAAATGAAGTAATAGAGCGTCAACGCCAAGGACTTTGGTTAGACATCGATATTTCATTCGGCACAGGCTCAGACGAAGAAGAAACAGAGGAACAGGCAGAGGCTGACCAATTCACTACATTCATCGAGCAACAAGGTTATTTTGATTTAGATGATGATGGCTATGAAGAACCTTACACGTTTGTTGTTCAGCTAAGCTCTAATCAAGTAGTTCGTATTACCCCACGTTTTGAACCATCAGACGTACTAGTCAAAGACGAAGTAAATAAACGAGCAACTAAACTATCAACATTAATTGGTCCCGAAGGTCAATTACCCAAAACGGATGGTGAACGTGAAATCGTAAGGATTAAAACGGTTGAGACTGTTACTAAATACGGTTTCTTGCGCGATCCTGAAGGTGGTTTCTTAGATGTTGGTTACTCATATATTCTTGGCGCATTAACAGCAGCAATCAACGCGACAACCAACCAACTAGTCGATGCCGGTACATTATCAAACAGGCAAGGCGGTTGGCTAGCTAAAGGGTTTCGCCGCAAGATGGGCGATTCAGCGTTTAAACCTGGACAATGGAAGCAGACAGGCATATCGGCGATTGATTTACGTAATGGTATTGTGCCACTTCCAGTCAAAGAACCAAGTCAGACACTATTCGCATTAATGCAATTCATGATTAATAGCTCTCAGGAACTATCAGCATCAGCGGATTTAACGCAAGCGCTCGGTGCCAATGCACCAGCAACAACTACACTTGCATTAATTCAAGAGCAGCAACAGTCAGCCGGTGCCATCATACTTCGTATTTACCGCGCAATGTCATCAGAGTTTAAAAAACTATTCGACATCGATTCAAAGTTTCTAGACCAAGAAGAATACCAAGAAGTATTAGATAATCCTGAAGCTAACTTTGAAACTGATTTTGATATTCGCAAAATGAATATTATCCCTGTTGCTAACCCTGAAATATCTAGTAAAATACAACGTATCCAACAAGCTCAAGCAGAATTAAGTCAGGTTGAACTTGTTGTCGCTACCGGTGGCAATTCTCAACCAATCGTTAAAGGATTTTACGAGGCGATCGGAACTCAGAATATCAATGAGATATATCCTGAAGAAGATCCACAGCAACAATTACAACGCTTACTGGCAGAAAACCCAGACTTAGCGCAGCTAATCAGCGGGGAAACTGAACGATTAGATATGTTAGCAGCAGCCGAAGCAGATAGGATTGAAAGCGAAGAAGAACGCGCTAATATCAAGACCGCTATGGAAGCTGACAAAGCAGAAAGCGAAATCAAGAAGAACGAAGCATCAGCAATCTTAGATTTAGAAAAAGCCGAGAGCGAAGATGTAAAGAATCAAATCTCGACCTACACAGCAGCAGGTCAGATTGATTCACAGGAACTGCAAAACCAGCAGGTAGCGCAGGAATTACAACAGCCACAGGAGCTGACAAATGAACTTATTGGACAAGAAACTCCAAGAACATGAAGCTAAAGCCAAACAAGAAATGCAAGATAATTATGATTCAATAACAGGAGAATTTGGATCAGTTGATGATAAAGGTGTTCCTTATATGACTTATGCGTGTGGTATAGAATTTGACCTTTTAGAAAATTCATTATCATCTTATTCGACACTCTTAATCGTGAACGCTGTAGAAATAGTACGACAATTAATTGCTAGTAAAGCTTATGAAAAACCGGAAGGTGGAGAAGTAAAAAAAAGAGATGTGGTAGTTCACTGGAGGAAATGGCCCGAATTAATTTGTTATGAATCACAGTCTGAAGATGAAAAATCCAAATTGCAAATTACATTCCGTATCTCATTACATCACAAAGAATTATCACCAGAAACATACATAATTGGAGAAACCAATCAATGACATTAACCAGGCAAGACCTACAGGACTGGAATAGTAATCCAGTAACCCGAGAAATTTTCAAGCAGATTAACGAGCAGTTAATTGAATTGAGAGCAGAGTCAACGGTACGCCTAACTGCTGATGAAACAGCAATGGCAACCGCT